TCTTCTTTGCGAGGGCCTCACCCTCCTTGCCCATGGAGGCGAGGGCCTGCGCGACGTCACCGCCGGCGATGTCGGCGACCTTCTCGAGGTTGCGGTTCCATGCCGCGGTGGCGCGGGCGTTGGAGACGAGTTTCCGTTCGACCGCCCCGAGGTCGAAGTACTCGACCTGTTTGCCCTTGACCTTCTTCGTTTTCCGGCCGGCCGATCCGGCGTCGGACGGCGAGTACAGGGAGCCGGAGGTGGGGTCGTACCGCCAGTCGGTGATGCTGCCGTCGGCGTTCCAGGCGATGGCGGCGGGGTCGCCCCCGAGGCGGCGCACGGACTCTTCCGCGATGGCCCGGGAGCGGATCCGCTTGGACGGGGCGAAGGGAATGTAGGCCTCACCCATCGTTTCGGGCTCCGCCCACACCCGCCACGATCCGGCCGGGGCAATCTGCGCGACGTGGTTCTCGGCGCCGCCGGCGAAGTGCCGGACGCCGCCGCGCTGGATCCCGCCGTCCGCGTAGTAGTCGACCACTCCACCGTCGGCCATGTGGCCCGGCTTCAGCTTGCTGCGGTTCCTCACCTCGCCGGTGGACGAGATGATGTAGCGCTCGTGGTACGTGGTGGTGATCGTGACGGACTTGTTCCGCAGCGCGGCGATAGCGGAAGCGAGCGCACCCACGTTGGCGCGCTGCGAACCCGTCGGCACGCTGATGACGACGTTCTTGCCCTTGGTGTCACGAATCTTGAAGCCGAGGAGTTCCAGCTGCTGACGCGCCTCCGCGGTGGGCGCCTTCATCGTGATGGTCTTGCCCTTGGTGCCGGCAACCTTCTCCTGCACCGACTGGAGGTCACGGATGGCGTTGGAGGTCGCCGCGTCGATGGTGATCGTCTTGTCGGCCAGGCCGTCCCGGCGGCCCTTCAGCTCCTCCAGGTTGCTCTTCGCCGTCCCGGTCTCGGCAGTGACCTTGAACCGGCCGTCCTTCAGCTCGGTCACCTTGTAACCCAGGCCCTCGAGGAGGTTGACGGCATCCGAGGTGAGGGCGTCCACGGTCACGGACTTCTTCTCCGGCGTCTTCTCGATCGCGGCGATGACCGCATCAAGGCCGGCGATGGCGTCCTCGGTCCGCATCTCCACGCGGGTGGTCTTCTCGTCGGGGATGCCGAGGTAGGAGTCGGCGAGCGCTTCAGCCTGCGCCTTCGACAGGCCCATCGCGTCGGCGGCGTCGATGAATGCCTGCCGGCCGCGTTCCTGGATCCCGGACACGTACTCCCAGCTCTTGCCCTGCTCCCGGGCGGCCGTGGCGGCGGCATCGGTGTTGGCGGCCAGGTCGGAGAGGACCTTTTCGGCGTCGCGGGCCTTCTGCGATCCGAGGTCGAGTTCACCGTCGCGCATCTTCAGTGCGCTGGCGTGGTCCTTGATGGCTTTGGTGGTGTCGTCGATGGACTGCTCAAACGCGGACATCGCACTGCCGGCGGCCCGGTTGACGTCGTTCAGGGCGACGATGGCCTGTCGCAGGCCGTCCGCGGACTGCTTCTGCGCCGCGAGTTTCGCCGTAGTGTCCTGTGCAGCCTTCCCGAACAGGCCCATGCTGGCCGCGGCTAGCTCCTGCTCGAATGCGGCGTCCGCCATCGCCGACTTGTAGTCGTCCAGCTGCTTGGTGAACTGGCCAGTATCACGGCCGCCCTTGCCGTACTCCGCCGTGAGCCGCTTCAGCGCCTCCGCGGCAATGTCGGCCTGGCCGTTCTTGACCAGGCTGGCCAGGGACTTGTCGATGGCGTCGATGTTCTCCTTGGCTTCCTTGACCGGGGTGGAGTCCCAGTTGGCGAGCCCGCCCAGGCTGACGATCCACTGCTGTACGTCGTCCGCGGTGGACGGGTCGGTCAGGGCGCGGACCCTCTCGTGCAGGTCCCCCAGATCCTTACCGAACGCTTTCGCGGCCTCGCCGGTGACCTTGCCGGTCGCCCCCAGCTTGGCCAGGCTGCTGGTGAGCTTGTCGACGTCCGGCGGGGCCTGCCTGCCCATGTCTGACAGCTCCGAGAGCGCGTAGACCAGCAGGCCGATACCGGCGACGATGACGGACGCCTTCGCGGCTGTACCGAGGGCGAGGAACGCGGCCCGTAGACCGGCGAGGCCACCACCGGCGGTGGCGGCGGTGGTGCCGAGCGCGGCAACCGCCGTACGGACCCGGCCCAGACCAGCGGCGAGCGCCACATATCCTGCCCCGGACAGCTGGAGGAGCTTCAGGGCAGTCGCCACCTGGAGGATGATCCCGACCAGTTCGGGCGGCAGCGCGGCCACCAGACGGGCCGCCGCGGTGACGAGGGTGAGCATGGTCGGGCCGGCCTCCGCCGCGGCGCGCATCAACGTCACCACCGCATCCGAGATCGCCGACAGCGCCTCCCGGGCGGCTGGCCCGTTCTGCCGGGCGTAGGCCATGAACTCTGCGAGGGGCCCGCTGGTGATCTGCCCGCCCTCGGACAGGACGCGTAGGAAGTGGATGACGCCATCGGTCATCTCGTCCAGCTGCCGGTCGGTGAAGTCGGCGAACTTGTTCGCCATCGCGTCGAAGCCGGGCGTCTGTACGGCGCCGCCGGCGACGGTGACGAGCCGGTCCAGCTGGGTGGAGGCCGTCTTCACGTGCGGGGTGAGGCGGGGGATGAGCTGGTCGAGGACGGTGATGCCCTTGGTGAGCGGCTGCATGGTGAAGCCGGACATCTGATCCGACCAGTCCCCGAAGTTGCCCTTCAGGGTGGACAGGGCGATGGCGGCCTTCTGCGCTTCGGGGGGCAGGTCGGCGAGCAGCTGCTGGTACTTCAGCTGGGCTTCCATCGCCTCCGCGGAGGCTTTGCCGTGCTCGCGGACGGCTTCCTGGTACTTGGTTTCCGCGTCGGCGACCTCGGAGAGCGGTTCGATCTGCCCGGCCAGGGCGATGCCGAACGCGGCAGCCGGGACGGTAGCCGCGGCGAACACGCCGGGCAGCGGCGCCAGACTCGTGGACAGGCCGGCCAGCAGGGGGACGGCGGCGGTGGCGATGGGCAGCAGCCCGGCCAGTCCCAGGCTGCGGAGCCCTCCCCCACCACTACCGCCTCCGAGTCCGCCCACGCGCCCACGGAGCCCGCTGAGGCTGCCGCCGACGCGGGTGAGGGAGCCGTCCAGGTCATCCAGGTCGGTACGGAACGTGCGAGTGCTGGATGACATGTCGTCCAGGCGGCCCCGTGCCCGGCCTGCGGCGGTGTTGATGCGGCGTATCGCTGCCGCGGTGGTGAGGGCACGCCCCTCGAGTTCCTCCAGCTCGTTCTTCGCTTCACGGGCGGCCCGCTGGAGCGTGTTCAGGGAATGCGCGGCGTCCCGGGCTCCGGCCCGGAGGCGGGTGATGCCGCGGCTGTTGATGTTCAGGTCGACCGTCATGTCCAGGTCGGCGGATGCGGTCCGGACTGCGGCTTGGGCTTCCGCGCGCAGGCGGGCAGCGTCCACCCCCAGCCTCACGGAGAGGCTCTGCCTTGCCCCGGCAGCGGTCAGAGCGGCAGCAACGTCGGCCCGCAGGTGCGCGGCATCCACGTCCAGGCGTACTCCGAGCCGCTGCCCGGATCCTGCGGTGGTTAGCGCCGTGGACACGTCCGCGCGCAGGTGTGCCGCGTCCACGTTCAGGCGGACACCGATGCCCTGCCCGGATCCGGCGGTGGCGAGCGCGGCACGGACGTCGGCCCGCAGGTGCGCGGCATCGACGTCCAGGCGGATGCGGATGGGCTGGCGGGCGTCACGGCGGAGCTGCTGGACGTCGCGGCGGAGGGCTTGGACGTTGCGGGAGGCCGCGTTGGCGTCGGTGGACAGGCGGCGCAGGGTGCGGGAGAGGTCGGAGCCCTGCCCGGTAAGGCGCACACTGAGATTCCACTCGGACACGGGCGGGCTCCTTCCTCTCGGCTAGCGGTGGTGGTGCTGGACTTCGAGTGCGGCGGCGATGCTGGTGGGGATGAGGGCGACTTTCACGCCGTGCCCCTCATCTCCGTCGGGGACTTCCTTCTGCCGGTCGGCGAGGATCTGGCAGCCGATGCAGCGGTGGGTGGTGGCCCGGTAGGCGTCCTCGTCACCCCCGAGTGCCTCGTCCCACTCCTCCGCGCGGGTGCCGCAGGTCGGGCAGACCTGCTTGAGGTAGTGGGCGTATGCGAGGGCTTTACGGCGGTCGAGGTCGGTCCAGGTGCCGTCGCCATGCCCGCGGAACTGCGAGTGGGGGATGCCCCACTTGTGGCAGAGCTCCATCTGGGCGCGGAAGTCGGCATCATCGATCAGCCTTTTCCCAGGTCCGTGCGCCTGCGCTGCTGCACGGACCAGGCGGCCCCCCACAGGGACTTCCAGTCGTCCAGCGCCCACGTCCGCATCGCGTGCTGGGCGTACTCCAGCGGCATCCCGTCCGCGGAGGAAGCAGCGAGCAGGGCAGGGGCGAACGTGTCGAAGTGGAACTCTGCGCTGTCCTTCTCCTCCTCTTCTTCGGTGGGAGGGTGCTCCTTGATGAGGTCCTCGAGCTGGCCGCGCTCGAGCGCCTGGAAGGTCAGGGTGACGGTGTGCGCGTCGTACTCGGACTGAGCTTCCTTGAGGGCGTCCTGCGCTTCCCGGGTCTGCTTCCGGACCAGGGCGATGGCATCCTTGTCGGCGTCCTTGCCCAGTGACTTCAGGTAGTCCTCGGCGCGCGTGGCTGCCTGCTTGGCGTGCTGGTAGCGGTCGCGGATCTCGGGGTCGGAGCACAGGCGGAGTACCTGTGTCGGCTTGGGCATGGCGTCCAGCTGCTTCTGGATGGCGTCCCACGCGGTGGTGCTGGTCATGGCGGGTCCTTAGGGAAGGCCCGGCCGGGCGGTGGCGCCCTTCCCGTGTACGCCACGGGCCCGGCCGGGGGCTGAGGGGGTGGTACGGCCGGCGGTCAGGTGGTGGGAACGGTCTCGTTGAAGACCGGCCGCGCGGTGATCGTGAACTGGACGGTGATCTTCGCGGCCTCGTTGTCCGTCGTGTACGCCTTGGAGTTGCTGACGATCGTCACGGGGTAAACGTCCATGCCCTTGGCGCCCGGCGTGTTCCCCTTCGACATGATCACGATGAAGCCGCTGGTGCCCTTGGCCAGGTCGGTCTCGATGTCGTCGAGCGTGGAGTCCTCGTAGAAGGTGAGGCTGGAGTCGGCCGCGGAGTCGTCGCCGCCGATCTTCGAAACGAACGTGGACGCCATGTCCGGCGTCTCGATCGGCGTGTTCTCCAGGGTGAAGCCGTCGATGGCGTTGATCTGCGCGGTGTAGTCAGTACCGGCAGTGATCTCGGCTGCGGTCGGGATCAGGGTCGTCGCGGCGATCGTCGGGACGAAGAAAACCTTGGTGGTGCCCTTGCGGTTGAACCTCATTGGTGGCCCCTCGCGGATAGGGGCCAAGAAGTGGGGCCCCTGCTACACGTGTCGGTGTGGCGGCCACCTGCGTGGTGGCGTCCGCGTGGGGTCCCGCCGCGGTGCGGTCGTGCGCGCCCTGTGAGGGCCTGTCATCCGGCCGGCTGCTCCTCGAGGAAGAGCCGGTAGCGGATCACACTCGTGATGATGGCATCGTTCTGGTCGGACGTTCCCCCCGCTTCCCGCGCCTCCCGCCGCCAGCAGCTCACGCCGGTCCCGACGTTGAGGGTGTGCGTGTAGCCGAGGGCCCCGCTGGTGGGGCGTTCGACGACTTTCCAGCCCTTGTCGGTGAGCCACTGCGCCTGTTCGTCCCCGCCGCGCGAGTCGGGGACGCCGGGGGTGGGCCCGGACACGAAGGTGGCCTGGTAGTCGACGACGGCAGCGCGCTGGTTGTCGGCGAGGCTGCTGGTGTCGTCGGTCCGGTCGAGGGGGTAGAGGATCGTGTACGGCGGCGGCACTGGCTGCCCGGCAGCGGTGAGGGGGATGCTGCGCAGGCCGACGGGACGCCCGGTGAGCGTGGCCAGGAGCGTTTGGAGGCCGAGGGTGACGGGCCGTCTCTCGATCATCAGGCTCCCTCGAAGATGCGGTCCAGGGCGTCCTTGAACGCGTCCTTGTACTCGTCGGAGAGCTCGTTTACGGCGGGCTCTACGTGGGGGTACGGCGGCTGCCGGAAGAACCGTCCCAGGCTGTCGTACATGTTCATGAAGCCGTACTCGAGGCGCCGCCCCTGCGGCTTAGTGGTGCCGAGTGTCGCTCCCCCGCCGTCCGGTACGGCGAACGGCTGGGCGGGCCCCCACGAGTCGAAGTAGTCCCCGGTGATGATGTTCGGGCCGGGCCTGCCGGACGCGTTGAACCGGATCATCGCGCGCAAAAGGCGTGCCTGCTGCTGCACCGTGCGGTTCACTTCCGGGCCCACCCGGTCCGCTGCCCGCTCCAGACGCGGGCCCAGGTCCTCGAGGTCCATCACCCACCCCCCGACGTCTGCTGGATCTGGTCCAGGCTGGTCACGCGGATCACTCCGAGGGTGCCGCCCTGTGAGGGGTCCATGGCCCGCCACTGCCGGCCGATGAGCGTCTGGTCGCCGCCCTCATGCACGGCGACGACGGTGACGATCGTGTCCCGGCCGGCGATCGGCGCCGACAGCGGGGTGAACGCCTTGTACTTGGACGTGGTCTCGTTCACCCAGGGCTGGGTGGCGACGACCGCGGATGCCGTCTCGGGCAGGCTCCCGGACTGCACTGCGCCCAGCCCCTCGTACAGGACGGCGCCCTCCGGGTAGACGTACTGGCCGGTGTCCGGGTCGAACACGGGCTGCCCTCCGGATGGGCTGGCGAACCGCACGACGTCCAGGAGGATGAGGTCTTCGACGATTCGGGCGATCCCGGACAGGTCGAGGCCGGCCATCAGATGCCGTCCTTTCCGCCGCGGGCCCATTCGGTGAGGGTGGCGAGCATGGCGCGGGCGGTCGCGCCCGGCCCTCCCCCGTAGTCGGCCCGGTTCAGTGCCTGCTGGTCGAGGATCTCCGGATCGACCTCGGCGAGGAACCCGGCAACGATCTCGCCCGGTGTGCGGGTGACGCCGACAGCAACCCGGGCCAGCCCTTCGAAGACGACGCCGTCCGGCTGCCGGGTGTGGAGAACGACGAGGGGCAGCCCGCCGGCGATGTCGTGCTGGAGCGTGTAGCCGGTGACGGTCCCGGCCGGGAGGGGCGTGCCGTCGATGGCGATGGTGGCGTGGCCGGGCTGGGCGTCGATCCGGACGGCGTGCGCCTGCGGCTCTACGGGCTGCTCGGTCACTCGGTCACCCCTTCTTTCCTCCGCCGGTCTTCTTCAGACTCGGGTACCGCTTGGTGACCGCGGCGCGGACCCTTTTCTGCTGCGCCTTCGTTCCGTGCTGCTTGACCCTCGAGAGGGCCGCCTTCGCGTGCGCCTTGTCGTGGATGGGATACGCCCTCTTCCCCGGCAGGGCGAACGACTTCTTGGGGAGCTTCTTGCGCTGCTTGGCCTTCAGCTTCGCCATGTCTGGCCCCTTCGTCGGCGGTCGGATCAGCCGGGAAGGACACCTTCAGCGGGACGGTCCGCTGGAACGTGACGGGCTTACGGGTGATCAGATTCTGTTCCTTCACACCGTCGGCCCGCGCGTAGTACTGCTGCACCACGATGACCTGGATCATCCACGGCTCGCCGTCACCGGCGGTCTCTTCGGTCCGGAACGGGGCGGTGAGGACGCTCACCGGGTGGGAGGCGGAAACCAGGCCGGGGTCGATGTCGTTCGCGGTGAGCCATGCGGCGATGAGCTGGCGGCGCCAGGCGGGCGGGGTGCCGTGCCCGTCGTGGACGGTGTAGGCGATGGGGCCGGTCACAGGAGGGCCCCCGATCGGATGTCGGTGCGGCCGATGAGGTCCATGCGGGGCAGGAACTCGCGAACGCAGTGGTTGTGTGCCGCAGGGTGGGCGAGGGCGTCCTGCACGGTCCGCAGGGTGCGGTCTGCCTTATCCGGGTCCTGATGGTTCTGCCATCCGCAGCCGTTCCCATCACGGACCTCGAGCCACTCGGTGCCGAGTTCGTCCAGGGCGGTGCGTGCGGCGGCCGTGTTGGCGGTGCTGACGGCCTGCCAGGTGAGGGCGGAGCGGGCCCACGACTCGACCGGATGGCGGGCGTTGTTGGCGTAGACGACCGTGTCGAGGGGGTGGTCGCGGCGCAGGGCTTCGGTGTCGAAGCGGTCGGTGTCCCCGCGGGCCATGTCCTGGGCTGCGCGTAGGAACGCGCGGGCGCGGCGCAGGGCTTCGGTGATGCGGGTGGTGAGGTCGGCGTAGTACTGGGCGGACGCCGCGGTGACCGCGGCTTGGTGCCGGCCGGTCCAGCCGAACAGGCTGGTGCGCCGGTCGGCGTTTTCCAGCAGGGTCCAGGCGCCTTCCCGGTAGATGACGGGCAGGTCGGTGGACGCCCACCGTTCCGCGAACGCCATGGCGGCCC